CATGAGGTGTAAACAATTTGTTACCTGTTGTTCATATCCTGTTAATAATTTTATGGTATTATGTAGACAGTGAAGGGAAGCACACAAGGCGCAACCCATAGAGAAAGGACGAACACAAATGAAACAGACCTTGAAAATGGTTTATCTTAGCTTTAATTATTGGAATGAATTATACAACGGTTCGCACGTTGTAGAGCTTCCGAAGTATCGTTACACTCAGACCAGAACGAAAGAAAACGGAGCAATCGTGATTCATCATTACCGTTACAATCGACAGACAGGCGAGAGCGAAGAAATTCAAATTCGTTGCAAACATTGAGGAAAGGGGGCACAACAATGATTCTCTACATTCGCAAGACAAGCAATTTTGAGCAGGTCGAAAACTTCTTGCTCAATCATCCCGATAAGGAATACAAAACAAGCCGGTTTGTTTACTACTTCAAAATCATTGGAGACTGTGCGGGAATCTTCCGACGCGCAACGGAAACTTGCACCCGGAGAGGCCGCAAGGCCGGAGACGACGAAATTATAGCTTATTATCACGATGGGGAGTTTTAACAATGACAGCATATCACTTTGCTTGCGTCGCGCCTTTCGCGTCGCTGTTCTTTATCATCGGTATTGCAATTTTTATCTGTGAGTGGAAAGGATGATTTTAATATGAGAATCGTACATCTGTTAGAATATGAATGGATTGACCCCAAGGCCGCGCACCCGCGCAACGTTATGCCCGTAGCGGGCCCCAATGGGGCCCTGATGGGATTTAAGATGCTGGGTGAGTCAATGCAACGCATGAACAATGAATCGGTGCGGCAGTTATACAAATACCTGCGCACCAACGGGAACAACCCGTACATGACCGAAAAGAACGGGTCAATCAGAATCCAATATTTCCGGTGGCCGCGCGGATATCATTATGATAAAGTAAACCGGCAGTTTGTGAGGGACGACGCATGAAAAAGATAAAGAATCAGCTCGGGCTTGTAAAGCCCGATAAACTGCCAGCTGGTGCAACGGCCAAGAGCGAACAGAAACCGGCAACCCGCAAGGCCAGCAATAAGAAGCAGGCCAAGAAGAGGAAAGCGGCAAAGCTCCAAGAGAAGAAAGCCAGCAAGCCGCCCAAGAAGCGCAAGCAGGGCGGCAAGGGCAGACCGTACCAGCCGAAACCATGGGAAGCATACGCGCCCAAGGGCCCGAATGCCACAAGCTACACCCGGGAAGAGCTGGAACAAATCGTGCGGCGTGCATCCGGTGCGGCAAACCGACGCTTGAAACGTCTGGAAGAGGCCGGAGAAACCAAGGGCATTTATAAGAGGGCCTTGGGGATGCTGGAAACACAGGGGCGCACCAAGTTCAGCGGGGCCGTAAAGAGCATGACGCGAGATGAACTTGTTGCCGAATACCTGCGATTGCGGGATTTCATCAGTTCCAAAACGTCCACGATGCAAGGTATCAAGGACTGGAAGCGGAACGTTTATGAATCACTCAGAGACCGGGGATTCACCGGTTCTCAAGAAGAGCTTTCAGAGTTGTTTGACAAGTACATGACAAAAGAGCTTGAGGCGGCGTTAGGTTCCGACGTGGTTTACACGTTATTGCAGACAGACAACGGCAGGCCCTTCTTGCAACGGGCAAAGGACGCAATAGACCGTGCAAAGCAGACGGGGGAGAGCCAAACAACGGCCCTTTCCCGTGAATTCAATATCACAACAGAAGAGCAGGCGGCACAGATATTAGCAATGTATTTCGGGGGTTAAATCATGCGAGAATGCAGGGGTGAACAGATAGCGGAGAGCAAAGGCGAATTTCTGGCTATGCTGGGCACTCCCAAAACCGTGCAGGAGCGAACCAAGAAGAATGCCAGACCGAAACCCAAATATCTTGATGTAACGTGTACATTTGATATTGAGACCACCAACACAGATACAGACGGTTTTGCCTACTCATTTCAAACGTGCATCGGTGGCGCGGTCGTCGTGCCGCGATACTTTGAGGACTGGGCCGATATCATGGAAACGCTGGTTGAGAAGTGGGGCATCACAGACCGAAAGCGCCTTGTGGTTTTCGTCCACAATCTTGGGTATGAGTATACATACCTTATTCAGATGTTATGTGACCGGTGGGGCGATTGCAAAGCCCTTTACACCAAGAGCCGGAAACCCCTGTACCTTATGTTCGACAACGGTATTGAATTCCGGGACAGTTTGAAATTGTTCCAAAAGAGCCTTGCCAGAGCAACAGAAGGTTGTAAACATGAAAAGTTGAAGGGGGATTTGGATTATTCGGTATATAGAACGGCAGATACACCCCTTGATGATACCGAATTCGCATACTGCGTCAATGACGTTCTGGGCCTGTGGGAAGCAATCGAACGTTTGAAAGCGGAACGCAATTACAACGCGGCAACGCTTCCCATGACAAACACGGCCCTTGTTATCAAAGAGGTAAACAAGCATCTTACAGGGGACAGCCGGACACTGCAAAAGATGCAAGTTCTTGAGCTCAACCGGGAACAGATGGAAATTGCATATAAAGCAATGGCAGGCGGTGACACACACGGCACGCGGTGGCGTGCTGGGCAGACCTACCGCAATTGTAACTCCTATGATTTCAAGAGCGCCCACCCATCTCAACAGCTCTTGTGGAAGTTTCCAGAGGGGCACCCCATGATGCTACCGCAAGGCCAGCCACAAACGGTGTTGGATAATATCATATCCAGTGGTATGGGATGGATTGCAGAGATAGCAATTAAGGGCCTGCAAATCCGGCCCGAATGCCCAGACCCCGTAATATCTGTTAGCAAGTGCGCGGGTCTCAAATGTGACGACGAAAACAAAGACAACGGCAGAGTTTTGCAAGCAGATGAAACGTTGCTGTATTGCGATTCAAACGACTGGCAACGTATCAAAGAGGCATACACCTTTGAACGGGTGGTAATGCACCGGGGATTCTGTTTCCGGCTCGGATACCTTCCCGATACTTTCAGAATGGCAATCTTTGATAAGTTCAAAATCAAAGAAACCATGAAAGGTTCCCCAGATTATGCGTTTTCCAAAATCTGCGTCAACACGATTTTTGGAGCCTGCGCCCAAAAGACGATAAGAGACGAATACACGGCAGAAATCGGAGATAGCATAGACTTTGAGCGTATGAGCTGGGAAGTCAACCTAGAAAAGAAAACCCCTGTGGAGATACAGAAGAGCCAGAAAGGCAAGTTTCCGTTTCTCTGGGGCCTGTGGACAGCCAGCATGACGCGGCTCAAGCTCTGGCAACTGCTGAAAATCGTAGGTTGGGAAAAGGTGATATACTGGGATACCGACAGCTGTAAATTTGAAGGGGCCAAGGTTCCAGCGGTCGAACAGTATAATCAAGAGGTCGCGGCCCAGTGTGAAAAACGCGGGGTGGTGGTCACGAAACCCAACGGGAAGAAAGTCTATATCGGGATAGCAGAGGACGAACACCCACAGGCCGATTATGGTTATACTGAGTTTCGCTTTCTCCATGCCAAGTGTTACGCGGCCCGAACGTGTGAAGGTGTACTAGAAAGCACGATTGCGGGAGTAGGCAAGAAAGAAGGACAGGCGGCACTTAAAGATGATATCGAAAATCTGAACGACTTTCTTATTATTGATGATGCAGGTGGTCAGATGCTTTCTTATCACGACAGCCCGATAAAAGAGCGCCACGATTTCCAGCGCGTCACCCACTCGGCTAGTTGGATAGTAATGATCCCGCGCCGGTATGAGGTGGGCGGCATCAATAACTTTGATGAGGAACGCTTGGGATAGTGTTCCACATGGAACAATAAAAGCCGCCCACGGCCTGTAAGGTCGTGGGCGGCTTTTATTCAGAAATCGTAACGTTTACGACAAAGTGGAGAATGCGAGACTGTGTGTCGAAGTCACTTGCAAGGTCGGGAGCAGTTGCGCTCAGCATAACGCCTGCACCGACAAATTCGGCGGAAAGCTGTACATCGTCGGAATCAATCTGGTGTACCGGGGTTCCATCGAGAAAAATTACCTCAGCATTTCCAATTTCAGAGTCCAAAATGGTTGCAGGTTTGGGGTGTTCGGAGAAAGTTTTAAGGGGGAACGGAAGAATAACGTCTGCGTAGTTGCCGATATGTTCGTCATTTGCCGCCCATACGGTAGCAATCTCAACGTGTTCATAGCGAACAGAAGTGGGGAAAGACATGCTGTTATTTTCCAGAGTAGCAATGCGGGCATCCTGCGCGGCCTGTCCGGCAGTATAGGTTGCCTCTGTGACAAACCCCGTCACATCGGGAATCTCGGTTTTATCTGCCTTGTCGGTTTCCAGATTGGCAATCTGTCCTGCGTGCTCTGCCAGCTCGGTTTCCTGAGAGGTGACGCACTGGGAAATGGTCTGGCCCGGGTGGTCGGTCTCCCAGTCGCCCACAACGTCGTCCTGCCGTTTCTGGTCGGCGTTAAAATCGGTCTTGGTGACGTAATCGCCCAGAGCGGTTTTATCGGCCTTGTCGTTTTCCAAATCGGTGATACGGGTATCCTGTGCGGCCTGCCCTGCGGTGTAGGTCTCGGTTTTGACATAACCGGTCAGATTTTCGGTCAGATGCTGGATGGCATCGGTGTTGCCGGAGATTGCGGTATCCTGCGCGGTGTTCTTGGCCTTGATATCCGCGATAGCCTGCTTGTTGGTGGCGTTGTCACCCTCAAGCGCGGTAATCCGCTTCTCATGGTCTGCCAGCTCGGTGGCATGGGTCGCCAGCTCTGCGGCGTTCTTGGCAATCAGCTTGCCGTTTGCCAGCTCTGCGGCCTTGGCGCGGTCGATTTCAGCGGTCAACGCGGTATTGGTGTTGTCGGTCTTGGTGTCCAGCTGGGTGAAGTGGGCTTTGGCCTGTTCACAGCATTCTTCCAGTTTGTCCAGCTTGCCGTCCTGCTGAACGTCCTTTTCTTGAATGTGGGCGATTGCATCCCGGTTTGCCTCGATTTTCGCCTCATCCTCGGTAAGGTCAGACCGGAGACCATCGGTCACACTGGTAAGGCGCTCAATGGCCTCATGGTTTGCCGTGATTTCCTCATGCTGGGCGGTAAGACGGCCCTCATGGTTTGCCAGCTGTTCGGCATGGTCGGCCAGCTCGTGGGCATTCTTGGCGATGTTCGCGGCATTGTCCTGAATATTCTTGGTATTCTTGGCAATGTCGGCAGTGTTCTGGGCGATGCTGGCATCGTGGCTTTTGAGCTTGGTATCAATGCCATTCAGCCGGGAATCCTGCTCGGTGTCCTTGGCCTGAAGGGCGGCAATGTCGTTGTCATTGCCGGTGATTTGCCTCTGCAAATCCTCGTCCTTGGCGTGCAGGTCGGCAATCTCGGTGGTGTGCTGGGCGGTGGTGGCCTGCAAACCGTCGATTTCGGTTTCGGCGGTCGCCACACGCTCGGCCAGAGCGTCCACGCGGGCTTTGTCCTCGGCCACCGTGTTTTTCATCTCGGCATTGTCCTTGGTGAACCGGTCGATTTTCTCCCGGAATTCGGCGTTGTCAGACGCGAAACCGGAGACCTGAGACGACAAGTCCTTGACCTCGTTTTTGTACTGCTCCACCTGCGCATTATATGCGCCGGTCTTGGCCCAGTATCGGGTATTGGTGATATCAATGCCGGGGCCCACGTTGCACTTGCTCGTGTAGCTTTCGCCGTCGTGGGTGACAATGGTCAGACTTTCATAGGAGCGGTGAATATCCCACTCGATGGGGTCGGCGAAAATCGGCACATACCGGGAACCGATATACTGAGACGGGGGACAGGGCCCACAGGGAACAGGGGGCCGGGGCGGCATCGGGGGACGCGGCCCACAAGGGCCCGGCCCACAGGGGCCGGGGTCAGCCGGAGCAAAGGGAGCGGGTTTGATGGGGAAACCGCAATCATTCTTGCAACTCATGGTTGTACTCCTTTCTGGGGGATCTCCCCCTTAACAACTTTAGTAGGTGATAATGAGATGACCATACTCCGGCTCTGTGATATCGGTGCCGGTGTTGAAGGTCAGCCATCCCCAGTTCGCGGGGACGTATGCACAGAAATGACCGTCCGGGGTCAGACCGAACCAGACAAACCGAACCATTTCACAAACCATGCTGGGAAGATTCTTGTCGGCCCACTCCAAAAACTTGCCGTTCTCAAAGTCACCGGCATTCAGACGGTTGTTGATGCACTCCTGTGCTTTGGCAAGGTCAGCCATTGCGGAGTTCAGCGCGGTAATATTGCCGCCCTGAGATTCCTGCCCTTTGGCAATGCCCTGCACCAGAGCGGTCAAGCTCTGAATCTGGGAGACCATCCAACGAAGGTCATACATCCCCGGGTCACCGGGAACATAGGGCGGGGACGGGCAAAACGGATAGTCCATAAAATCACCCTTTCATTTCTTTCATCAGCTCGTCGGCCCGGATTGCTTCCGGGGTGAAACTGTTGTTCTTCCACCATGCCCAAACAGCGGCCGCGGTCGTGAGACCGGTGGTCACCCAAGGCTCAAGGGTGGCACTGTCAATGGGCAGGACGGGCTTGCCTGCGGCGCTGAGAATCTGATTTGCCAGAGCCAGAGCCAGAACGGCGGTACGGGCAATAGTACTTGCTTTGATTTTCATGTCAATCACCTTTCCTTTCCAAATCGTCTAAACGGTGGTTCGCCTCTTTGATTTGCTCTTCCAGCACGGGCACGCGCTGGGCGAAATTGTTGTGTTCGCGTACCTCGCGGGTCAACTCGTCAAGGCGTGTATCGGTGACGGCCTGCGCCTTGCTGTTTGCGATAAGGACACCCGAAAGCGTCACAAGCCCACCGATAAGAGCCACGATGATTTCCGATACCATAGTATCACCCCCTTTAATAAAAGTCAAGACAGAATGTGCGGTGAAACGAATCCGCAATCACACGATACATATTGAAAAGCACCGTTTGCCGCTCTGCTTCAATCATCTCCTGCGTCGTGGTTACGCCAATATTGCCGCCTCGTTTCCACTCGTGAACGGCGGTCACGGTCTCTGACTCCTTGCCAGTGACAGCGGCAAGGCCGTGTTCCTCATGCTTGCCGGTCTTGGAATCCTGCGCGGTTCCACGGTCTCCGGCCTGCCGTTCCGTGTGCCCGTGTCCATCGGTGCGGCCCGTGTCACCGTGAGTGCCGTGGGCCCGGTCGATGCTGTCCCGCTGGCCGGTGGTAAGGCCCTCGGTGTCCTGCTTGGTCTCGGTGTCCGACGTGGTTTCCTGATGGTCGGTCATTTTTTCTGTGGTCACGTCGTCTTGGGTGCCGGTGGTGTTTTCGGTCTCTGTCCAGTCTGTTTTGCGGGTATCATCTGCGGTGCCGGTCTCCTTATAGATAGTGGTGGAAGCGTCGAACGGTTGATAGGTCGCCTCGTTCTCGGCAGAAACCTTGCCCTCAACGTCCGTCTGGCTGTCCTTGGTGGTCTTGACTTTATCCGTCATGGTTTCACCGTGGGTCGTGAGCCGCGTACCGGTGGTATCCCGGTCAAGGGTGCCCTTGGTGTCCCGGGTCTCGTCTGCGCTGGTCTGGGTATGCGCAAAACCATGTTCTTTTCCGGCTGTACTGCCCACCGTTTTCTCCTGCCCTGCGGTGTTGTCGGTGGTGAAACCGTCCGCCTTGGTGTCCTCATGGTACAGGTTCCCGGTGGTCTCCATCTGGTGGCGGTCGTCTGCGTGCTGGCTCTGCTCGTTCGCTCCACCGTGGGAATGGGTGGCCGTGTTCTCTGCGGTATCCTTGGCCCGCTCGGTGGTGTCCTTGGTCAGCTCGTGAACGTCGGTGTTCCAGATGGGATTATATTCTAGCTGAGTGGTGGAAAACAGCTTTTTCCAAATGGGGAGATTTTCCCGGCTCCACCAGTACAATTCCGATTTCATCCAAATAGGGTCGGGGTGGTACAGCGGAGCCAGACCGTGAGCCCTGCGGATAGCTTGGATAACCCCGGCTTTCTCCATGCCATCGGGGACAACCATATTTGCAAACAAATTGGGGTCTGCCATCAACAGCGCTTCCAAATTGCAAGAAGAGACAAGCTCATTCACCAACATTGTTATTCACCTCTTCCCCTTTGTTGTTGGTCTCGGTCTCGTCGGCTTCGCCTGCGTCGAAATCGGGCTCAACCATCTTGAACGTAATATCGGTGCCGTACATCTCATTCACGATTGCAAGGGATTTTTCCAGCGTAATGCGCCAGACCTCGCGACGATTGAAGGTTTCCGCGTCTGCCGCTTTGCTTTCCGTTACAACCATTCTTTCTTTTTTGTTGGGCTGAACAGAAACACCCAGTTCCCTGTAAAAGTCGCACAGGATGTTCCGGCGATACTCCATCAAATCGGGAAGAATAAAGTTCTTGGAAAGGTCGCGGTCAAACTGCATAATTGGCAGAGTGAAATCACCGTCCGCTTTGGTGGTCAACTGCTGTTTCAAATCGGCATTGATAACGACAGCGGGGGCACCGTTTGCCAGTTTGCTAAAGATTCCTTCCATGGTTCGCTTGCCCTTGTCGTCCTTGGCAATCGCGGCGTATGCGAAACGGGCATTGATTGCGCTTTGTCGGATAGCAATTTCTGCCAGTTGCATTTCCCTTGCGTACTTGGTCACCAAGTCCCACGTTCCTTGATAGTCGGGGGTGAGCTTTATCACGGCGCACTCTTTGCCGATTTCCAGAGGGCGCGGAAAATTAAAAAACGTCGTCGAAATCTGCATCCCGCGCGGCTGGTATTGCAGGCCGTAACCGGTCGGAAATGCAGGCTGTACAACCAGCCCGTATGTTTTCGACTTGAACACGGTAGCAAAACCGGTGCGGAACAACTGATAAAGAAAGGCATCGTAGTCCCACCCGATTTGCCCGGGGCCGTTCTCGGGGAGCCCGTTAAACTCAATGAGACCGCGCAACCGCTGGAAGAAAGAGCGTTCCCAATAGGTCATTGCATCTGTGGAAAACGTTGCATCGAAAGTCCCGCACAGCGTGCCGCCGTCGTAGTATCCGCTATAACATTGGTACATTCAAATCACCTCATTCGATAAATACACCGCTGTCCATTGCGGCGTTAATGTAAGAAATTTCTTCCGGCATTGCGTTCAGCGGAGCACAGGAAAAACCACGGGTTTTACAATATCCCTGCACAGGCTTTGCAACTTTCATCACCGGGTATCCGTACACCTTTTGAAATCCTGCATCGTCCACCGGGGGATAATACAGCAGGGTCAACTTTGCTTCCAAAGGTAGCTGAACTTGCGACGCACCCCCCATGGTTCCGGCAGAACAGTTAATGGGGGATACTGTTTGCTGAACACCCTGCGCAACTTGGGCCATACCTTGCGCGGCCTGCATCGTGCCGCCAGCAAACCCCGCCACGGTGGACAACAGACCACCGCCAAAATTCATTGCACCAGTGACCGTATTGATTGCACCAGTCAGCGCACGCACAGGGTCAATGTTGCTGGTGCCGATTCCGTAGGGGCTGGCAATGCTGGTGCTTCCAGCGTATACCGTGTACTCCCCTGCACGCACCAGCGTTGTTACACTGCCGTCCACAAAACACACAGACCAGTCAATTTCTATGCTTGCGGCTGTGTTACACTGGTCAACGGGAATCGCCAGAGTGCCCACGAAAGGAACGTATAACTGCAATTGGCAATTCATACGCTTCCAGTCGTCTGCGGGCCAAGGGATATTGATACTCGTGTGAACACTCCGGGAGCTGGAAGGGGTGACCTGCTGTGCAAAAACGGTGGTGTTGAACTGCCCCAAAGTAATTTCCGTCTGCCGCCCTGCGCCGTACCGGTTCAAGGCTATGGGAATCCAAATACAGGAACGGACGCACTCCAAAGCGTTGCCACCAAACAGAAGTTTATTCATAAACTCCGGCAATGCCAACTCCCAACGAACCATAGGCTTTGTAAGGGTTTCCCACGTCAGTGAAACAGCGGTGAGCAAACTGCCCAACGTGGCCGCGCTCATTGCATAGGCGTGCAGGCCAGACTTACCAACACAGGACAGAACAAAGGTGCCACCGCTTGCATCAATATTTCCGTCCGTGATATCTGCGGACACGGTGGAAATTTTGGGGGCCATTCCTACAGCCTGCCGGGTGTCCTGTAAACGGAACGTCGCGCCGCTGGAATCCTGATTGAAACCATATTCAATAAACGTGTCAGTTTTGAGAATGGTATCCCGGTACGTCGCCAACGGGTCAATCTCCAATGCAAACTGCCAGATGTTCGCGGTGCCTCTGCCTCGGATACCGATTGAAATATCTGTAATCCAGTAAAAGGTTGCGGTTTCTTCACAGTGGCAATAATTCCATTGGGGGGAAATGTTGATGCTGTTCAGCGTGACGTAAATCACGGGACGCTCCATGCTGGTGGTCTGCTTGAAATCGCACCGTTCCTCGTCTGGGAGCTTGGTATAATCAAATGCTTTGGTAGAATTTACGCGCTTTTCGACGTTCCCAAAGTGGAAGTGATACCCATGCTCTACACTGGGCGCGGGAACTGCGCCGTTAAAATCGCCTCGTGCCATTGTTTCACCTACTTTCTAACAATAAAGGCCCGGCCTTTTACGGTCGGGCCTTCGCGGCTGTTACGGTTTCGCATCTTCCATATAGAAGAGAATCGCGTTTTCGGTGGGGTCGCTGATGTAGTTCATCTTCCAATGATGTTCGGTGTTGTAGTACTCGCCTTTCGTGTTGAAAGGCGTAGTATAAACACTGTCCATCATGTAGACGGTTGCCAGCGCCCTGCGGTCATACAGCACGCCCACAACCATGGACAGGTCAACGGGGTCACCCGTCTCCTGCTTGGCGGTGTTCACGTTGAACTGTGCGGGAATCACACTAACGCGGCTCTTGTCGTTGATGTTCTGCCAGAAGTTCACGCCCTCATAGTTGCCAAAGGACAGGTAACCGGGGCCAAAGATAGCGGGGAACACCCACGACTTCGCGTCGTTAATGAGAGGCTGGTACAGGAGCAGTTTCTGTTCACTCTTGGGGGTGTGCCGGAGCAGGGTCAGCGGGTCGCCGTTGTCGTCGGTGCAGGCGGGAACCAGATGATAAAGATCAGTGCTTTCCTCAAGCAGGGCCGTCTGGGTTTCCAGCAGAGAGACAAAGAAGGAAAGAAACTCCTGCAAATGAGTGGTCAGCAGGTCAGCGGTGGTATAGGCCGTGCCGCGTGCCTTGTTAAACTCGGCAGTGAGGTTGACTTTCTGGCCCGGCTTGCCGGTGTTGTACAGACTGCCAATAAAGTTCATCACCACGGCGCGGTTCTCGGCGGTTTTCCATCTTGCCACGTCGTTTGCCACTTCCGTGGTAATACCGGCAAGGAATGCCGAAAGTTCGCTTTCGCTGGTGAACGCGGTGGTGAGCTGGGAGCGGAACGTGGTATAGGTCTGGTCAAGCGTCGCCTGCCCAGTGTACCACATTTCCAGCGGGTAACGCTTGGAAATTTTGTACATATCCACGCTCTGCCCGTCGCGCAAGGTGTTGGGGTTCTGCACGGTATTGATGAATTTGGTTTCATCAAACTTGCCGCTGAAAAACGCGATTTTGCGGATGAACAGGCCCCACTCCTGCGACGTGGCCTCAATGCTGGTAAAGCGGCCACTGTATGCCCGGGTGGTGATGATGGTACGCGAAACCATGTTGTACAGGGCCTGCAACGTGCCCTCTTTGCTGGTGTTCAAACACATCTGGCCCACGTTGATGAAACTGGACGTATCAACAGCAGAAATTGCCGTCTGCCCGGTCACCTGCTGAACCAGATTGTTTGCAATGGTATAAATGTCCTGCGGACGGAAAACCGTTGCGCCTGCCTTTTCGGGAAAATTCGGGTTAGCCATTACTTCACAACTCCTTCCATATTAAAAAGCTGGGGGCTTTCGGGTGCAGGGGCAGGCTTGACCGCCCCAAGAATAATATCTTCCACACTGGTAACCGTGGGAAGAGCGCCAACAGTGCCAGCGGTCGGAACATTGAGCGCGTCAACCTTTTTATTAAGGTCGGCAAGGCTTGCCACCAGCTGGCCAAGGTCGGGAGTGGCCGGGGCCTGCTGGGCCGGTGCAGGAGCCGGGACAGTTGCCGGAACGGTCGGAACCGTGGGAGCGGTTGCGCCGGGAACCTGCACAGGGCTGGGGGGAGTGGTCTGGGGATTGCCCAGATTCATAAATGCGGCAATGTCGGTTTTGGTAAAACCTGCGTTTGCCAGTGCGATAACGTCGTTAATGCTGAGTGCCATAATCAATAGGCTCCTTTCCATCTTGATTTGTTGGTTCTAACGTCCACATGGGTGAACGTGTGATATACGCCGATACCGCCAGAATCGCCCAAATAGCACTCTGCAATCTCTGCGATTCTGGACGGTGTCACGCCCTCCACCCAAATATCAGCCGCCATACCGTTACAATGCTGAGATTTGGGAGAAGCGTTTTTGATAGTGGCGTTGTATTCCTTGCTTCTGTATCCGCTGTTAATGTGTACCGGTTTACCGGTAAAATTTCGGATGTTTTCAAGCAAAGTCAAAATCCGCTCGTCAACCTTTACAATGTCGCTGGGGTCATGCTTGGAATGGAATTCCCGCACCCGAAAATGCGGGGAGAGCCGCTTTTCTGCGGCGTATTTATATGAATAGGTAAGCATTGCCTACTCCTTTCTATAAAAGCAGGGGTATGCAACATAGAAATGCAACCCCTCAGACTTCCGGTCTGTCTATGTTATGGGGGCCCCTGCACCTTTATAATACTCGGTTTAATCCTCAATGTCAAGGAATTCTTTGATTTTGAGCAACGTGGGCACGTCACTGCACCAAATTTGGTTTAAGTTTAACATAGCCTCAAAGAATGGATGATGCAACCGGAAAGCGGTTTTTCCGGCTTTCGTGTCCGGGTAAACTTCCCGGCTTTCGTGCCGGGATGTGCACAAATAGATGTGGTTTCCGTCGTACACATACGCATATAGACCGGCCACGGCATACAGAGGTTTCATGCCTTTGATATTCATTGCCCGAACTGCTTCCAGATTGTTATATGCAAACTGGTTTTCCATTGCCATCTTGTAAAACTTGCTGTCCTTGTTTTTCATCATGTGGCGCATGAATGCAGTTTGCGCACGCTTGGCACTTACAGCGCTTGATTTCGGCATACCGATAAACACGCCGCTTTCTGTTACCGTCCACTCTTTGCCAGTTCTGCACAACTTGGCGATTTCATCCACCACGCCCAATTCAACAAGAATCGGGGATGCAATGTCAAAAGCGTTCGCCAACAGCCAAAGCCGGAGCGGGGGTTTTCCTTCCAGTTCCCGGTTTCCGTTGATGGTAACATAGGCATTCAAAAGCGCGTCGCCCTCTGCCTTGCGCTTGATAACGATTCTTTCCGGGATAAATTCATCAAAAACCACGTCCTCAAACTGCGAACCGTTAAAACCGCGAATATTCGCGATGCTGGGGAGCGTCATTCCAATTCCGTATTTCTCTAGGCACTGCTTGGGCTTGCCGTCCTCATACTCAAACCGGCCTATTGTATAGGTGACCTTGCCGCCCTTCACAATATCCGCGTCAAAACCCTCTTTTCTCAGAGGCAAGAACGGGTTTAAGTCGGGGTCGCTGGTGATAGCGTCAAACTCGGTCGTTGTGCGGCGTAGGTACAAGAACCGCTTGCCCTCATTCAGCTCATATTTCAATGTGCCGTAGGTCTTGCCAACTTGACGTTTACCAATAAGAATATTGCACCAACAACCTAAAGAAGCGATGGACGGGATATTGACCCATCCACCGCTTTCATATAGGTCAAGCGCAATATTTTTAATGTTGCGCTTGCTCATGTTTACACCTCGTAACGGGTCTTATAATCCGTCTTTTCGCCCTGCGCCGTTGCGTGCTCTGCAACTGCGTCAATGACGCGCTGAGTATCTTTCTCAGAGAGGTACACGCGGTACAGGTCGTAATACTGGCCATCGCGGCCCTTGCTCTGCGGCATTGCGATAAACTCGCCGTTTTTGCCGTCAACGACTTTCAAATTGAGGAACGTCGCACCGGGAACATTCAGCGTAAACACGCAAACCCGGTCAGAAATGAGGTGACACGCCTGCACGGTTGCGTCCTCAATGGACAGATAAGACTTGACGACTTCGGGAGCGGCGTTCTGATTGTTCTTGTTAAACATGGTATTCTTTCCTTTCATTATAAAGTAGTGTCTAGCTCAGAAAATCCAACGGAGCATGAACTGTTTCGCCACGCTGTCGCCGTTGGTCGGAAAGAGGGCCGTGGGGCTCTGGTTGGTGTAGATGCTGGCAATGTGATGTTTCTGCGCTTCCAGCTCTGCCGCCTGCTGTTCCATGGTCTTGCCACCGTGACAGCAGGGAGACCACTGGGGCGCATACGGGAAACCACGGCGTGCCGCCTCTTCAAAGGCGGTGAAGGGCAGGGGGTCGAGCTTGCCCACGCCGTCCACGATGTTCAGAAGGTTCCCATCCTTATCATAGACCAGCCCATAAATATTCTGGGCCGCGTCCTCATAAAGAAGGACGTGTGAAACGTTGGTCGGAGTGGCGCAAGGGCCGGTGCAGGTGCAAGGGTCAGTCATTGGAATCACTCCTTTCTTTATATGCGTCGGTGAAGTCGTCACCGTCAAGCATGAAATCGTGCGGAATCTCTGCGCCGATTTCGCATTTCAGCGTTTCGGCGTTGATATCCTCAAGAGCCATTTCAAGGCCCTTGGAACCGGTGGAAGAGGTGAGCGGTTTCATGCCGTGTGCCTTGACGACTTCCAGACAGCCGCGCTTGCTGTTCCAGTCCAGAAACAGCAGGGTCAGAACCTTCTTATCCTTGACCGCTTCCACAGTCACATACTTTGCAATAACTTTCATTGTGTTTCGTCCTTTCGTCTTGTGGTTGATGTTCGATGCAAGTTTGTCCTTGCACCATTATAGTATCATAGGGCATATCAAAAATTGTGAACAGGGTGTTAATAATTAATTACATCCGATGTATCCAACATCGACG